GGGCTTGTCCATCCCTGTTTTTTTGTGTTTGAAACATTGAAACATGGTTACCACCATCAATGGCATTCAGGAAGCGAGTAAATCAGGCCGAGTTGTCGCGGATTCTTGGCGTGTCACATCAGGCAATCGCCAAAATGAAGCCAGATCCATCGTTTCCTGAGTTCGACAAAAACGGACTAGCAGAAATTTATGCAGTCTGCGTTTGGTGGTATCTCAGAAAAGAGGCGAACCCAGTCCCGACAGATGAAAGCCTGCTGGCTGGCGACGACTCAGACGGGCTTGAACGATACCGGCAAGCGAGGGCAGCACAGGAAGAAATTAAGCTCGCTCAAACTCGAGGCCAAGTAATCATGCTGAATGACTTTGAGGATGCGGCACCAGCATTGTTTGGGCCGCTCAGAAGGGTTGCGGAGCATGTGAAGCGAAAAGGCGATACCGACACGCTGGAGTTGATTGAGGAAGCAAATCGCGAGGTGCTGTCAAACCTAGAGCGAATTTATGGACATGATAGTTCCACAATCGAAACAGACGTGGACTGATTACGCGATCCCTGGAGCCAAAGCACTCCGGGAAGCGTTTCAGCGGATCGCAATCGTTGCGCGTTATCGGTCAATCTCAGACTTCGCAGAGCAGGAAATCATTCTTCCGGACGGCCCATTCCAGGGGCAGCGTTTCAGGATCTCGCGACAGCCTGCACATGGGGCTTTTTTCCGTGAAGTCGACTCAGGAAACTGGTTCCGATATGCCTGCACAGGTCCGCAGCAGTCAGGCAAAACGCTAGCGTTCGTTGTCATTCCGATTCTCTACCATTTGTTCGAAAGGAATCAGACGGTCCTGTTCGGCTTGCCTTCAATGGACATGGCGAACGACAAGTGGAAGCTGGACATCAAGCCAGCAATCGAGGCGAGCCAGTTCGCGAAATATCTTCCGCGCAAAGGTGCGGGGTCGAATGGTGGGACGCCAGAGCTTATTCAGTTTGGCAACGGCAGCAATCTGAAGTTTATTACGGCCGGAGGTGGTGACGAAAAGCGAGCGGGCTTTACGGGTCCGATTCTTGTCGTCACGGAAGTTTCCCACCTCGATCAGGTCGGCGGGACATCAGACGAAGCGACAAAGCTAAAGCAGATGGAAGGCCGTGTCAGGGCATATCGTGCCAGTGGACAGGCTCGAATCTATCTCGAATCAACGGTGACGATTGAGCAGGGGCGGATCTGGCAAGAGTGGGGCAACGGGACGGCCGGAGAGGTCGTCATTCAATGCCACGCTTGTGACGAGTGGATGTGCCCCGGCCGAGACAACTTGATTGGCTGGCAGGATGCAACGACTGAGGATGTCGCGGAGCTTAACAGTCGGTGGGCCTGTCCGTGCTGCGGAATTCTGTTTGATGATGCTGTGCGGCTGAAACAATTGACGAACTGCAAGGTCAGGCACAAAGGTCAGTCGATCCTGTCTGACGGAACAATCACGGGCCAGATCGTCGCATCGAAGACAATGGGGTTCAGGTATTCGGCAGCAACGAACACATTCGTAACGGCCGGGATCGTCGGGGCCGATGAATGGAAAGGGGCACGCGAAGTTGATCAGGACAACGCAGAAAAGGAACTCCTTCAATGGACGTGGGCACTACCAGCAAAGCCAAAAGAGCAAGACGTTGAACCATTGGACTTCCGGACGGTAATGCACCGGCAAAGCCAGTGGAAACGCGGGTTAATGCCGTCCGATGTTGTCACGATCGCGGCTGGAGTTGACGTTCGAGAAAAGCAGCTCGACTGGTTTGTGACGGCAAAGCGGGCAAATGGTCAGCCACTTTGCATCGACTATGGTTTTGAACCGGTGTTGAGAGAGGCGAGCGACCTGAAAACAGCATTGAAGCAGGCAATCAGATATTTGCAGGAGAAGTTCGATAAAGGGTGGGAGGTCGAGGGGCTGACAGGACTTCGCGGAATCGATATCGCGTTGATCGACATCGGATGGGAAACAGACACGATTCGAGAGGCGCTGAACGAACATCAGCTTTGGAGGCGTGCAAAGGGGTTTGGGTTCAAACAGCACTCCGGATCAGCCTATGTGGCTCCGCAGAACAAGAATCGACAGATGCACCAGATTGGAGAAGGTTGGCACGATGTGATTTTGACTCGCGGAAACAAGCGATTCAGAGAACTGGAAAACAATGCAGACCACTGGAAGCGTCGCGTTCATCAGGCTTTGACGGTGGCGGCCGACAGCTCGGCGGCGTTACTGCTGCCGAAGTCTGAGAAAGTTGAGGGTCGGATTGAAGTAGCAAAGCAACTGACAGCGGAACGCGAAACAACTCAATTCGAAGTCGGTAAAGGAACGGTTAGGAAATGGGTTCAGACATTTACAAGAAACCACTTGCTTGATGCGTGTTATATGTCGCTGGTGGGAATCAGTGTGGCGGAATACGAGTCTGAAAAGGCACGAAAAAGGGCAGAAAATACGCCGACAAATGGCGTGATTTCAGGAAAAAAAGCAGAGCCTTTTGTAAGGAAACGCAATTGAAGCCACTGAAACAGCCGGGATATGTGCAGAAGCGAGTTTACCACCAGTGGCATCAGGTGCCAGGGCATGGACTGTGCCCTATCTGCGGTCAGTTTGCTCGTGTCGATGGCACGCAGAGCGGCGCTGAGTTCAAAACGCAGTATCGAGCCTGCGGTTGTGGGCATCGGTTTCAGACTGTTGTGAGAATCGGTTGATCTATTTCCCACCGCAAGTGGAACAGCGATAACCAGGAGTGAATAGCCATCGCAGAATCAGCCACAGGCCCATCGTGGCAATCACTAGCAGCAGATCGCCGCATCCCATCGCCGTGACGTGGCGTTCGAACCGTGTTCTCTTGCGACATCGGCGGCATTTTCGGCTAATGATTTGAGTTCTTTGCACAGCATTCCCCAATGTTGGTTCCAGATGTCTGGAGGAGCAGCATACCGCCAATCGCGTAGCGAATGCAACATGCTGGCATGGCACGCTCTCCATCAGAACGATTAACGCTGTTCGAGAACATCCGCGACAAGGTTGAATCAGCCCTCGCGTCTGGATCTCCAGTCGTTTCGTATTCTATGGACGGCCAGACAGTTCAGAAAGAGCCAACGTCAACTTGGCTCGCTGAACTTGACGCAAGAATAGCAGATCTTCGTTCGCAGGCCGGGACCGGGCTTGCAGGGCGCAGGAACCTTGTGAGGTTCCAGCGATGAACGAAGTGCAGGAAAAACAACAGTCGGATCTGGTTCGACAGGTCAAAGAAGCAGCACGGCAAACCCGCGAAGAGAAGAAGCTTTTTCGGATCAATCCGGAAGAAGCATCCCGCCGAGTTAAAAGCCGAGTCGACCACGTCTTGCGCATGGCAATGGCTGAGCGGGTTGCGGAACGATTTTCAGCTTACGAAGGTGCAGAAAACGATCGTCTTCGCGGCGAAAAGTGGCTCGCCAGCAAGTTGAGCAGCAACGATCAGTTGTCGACTGAGTTAGAAACGCTAATCGACCGATCTTTGGATCTGTACCGAAACGACTGCTACGCATCGTCCGCAATCAATGGCCGCGTTGACAACGTCGTCGGCACAGGCATTCGCCCACAATCGCGAGTTCAGCCAGAACGCGGAATTCTGACCCCAGCACAGGCTGAAGAATTTAATGTGATGGCGGAATGGCTGTTTTCTCGATGGGCAAAGATCGAGAAATTCTATTCCAAGCAACGACAGCTTGAGCGATGCAACGGGCTGTTTGGCGAGAACTGGCTTGAACTTGCAGATGATGATAATCCGCTAAAGCCCGTCACGCTCACTGTGCAGGTGATAGCGCCGCAGCGAATTCCAGTTGTGGGCTACGGGTCCATAAAGCCGGGACAGCGAAGGCGACTTGGTTTGCGTCTCGATCAGCAGGGATTCCCAATCTCTGCCTACGTGCGGAAATCGCATCCAAACGACTCCGAAGCCTATGATCAGGGCGAAGACGAAAAAGACCTTGGAACGCAGATCCTGCATTCATACGAGGAACTTTTCCCTGGGCAACTTCGCGGAGTTCCGTGGCTGTCACCAGCGATGGGGCGGTTAAAAGACTTGAAGGACTTCGTCTACGCAAACCTCGTAGCTGAACAGGTCGCGGCCTGTCATTCGGCTTTTATCACTGGCGTAACTGATCCGATGGTCCTTGCTGAGCAAGGTCGATCGAGAAGCAATCTTGAAGACTTGTCCCCCGGAACTATTCAATATCTCGCTGACGGAGAAGGTGTGGCGTTCTCTGATCCAGCAAGACCGGGAACGACGCTCGCGCCGTATGTTGAGTGGGCTTTGCACGGCGTTGCGGCTGCAATTCGTTACCCTTATGAACTCCTTGCCAAGCAATTCACCAACAACTTCAGCGGCGGACGACTTGCCCTGATGGACGGCCGGATTACGTTCAAGGTTTGGCAGCAGTGCCTCATTGAGCGAACACTAGAGCCGGTTTGGCATCGTTTTATCGATCAATGCGTGTTCGAGGGCGCAATCAAGATTGATCCCGTCAAGTACGAGGAAAATCGTGACCACTTCCTGCAACACGCTTGGATCCCCCCAGGCTGGCCATGGGTTGATCCTGAAAAAGAAGTTACTGCGGACTTGGCGGCAATCGCTGGCGGAATG